GTTTCGTCCGCCTTTTTGTCATTTACGACCATACGGCTAAGAACGCTTGCGGGGCTTCCCTCGCCGCACCCTTCCGCTACTGCGCTGCGCAATTTTACGGCCTTTTCTTGGAGTTCCCGCGCTTCATTGAGTTCGGCGTTAAGCCCGTCAACTTCTTTTATGAGCGCGTCCAATTCTTCCCCGGTGATTTCGCCTCGCTCAATGAGCTTGTTTATTTCGGCTTTCCGGGCTTCGATTTCCTGTAACCTTTTATTCATGGCTATACCTCCAGTTTTAATTTTAGTTGAAGTAACTTTACTTTTAGCCCTAGCCGCTCCTGCTGGTTCAAAGCGTAACTCCTACGCTCGATCCCACGGGCTGATATATCAGTATCGCCGTTGGCTGGTATGCTTACGGCTGATACGTCATACACTTTGCGTATTTTCTTTATTGTCCATGTGCTTGTACTGTCGTTAAAGGTTTCCTCTGCAATGGTAAAAGCCCAAGACATTTTAGTAACTAAACCCTTACTAATGTCGTTATAGAGGGCTTGCGCGGCATCGGTGCTGGATAAGTCCGCAAAAATAAAAAGCCCATTGCTGTTGACTTCTATTCCTAGCGTCCCATTTGATTGACGAGCTAATACCCGGCCTTGGTGGTCATATTGCATAATGACATCTGACATATCCGCGCCGATCAAAGCGTCCGGGGCTATTTCCTCAAAATATTCCCGCCCGTTTATCTCAAAGAGTTTGTAGCGGTTAAAGGTTGTGGCATAGCCCTCTACATAAAAATTACTCTCCATCCGCTTCTTTTCGGTGGTAGCCGCAAGCGGTGAATAATAGCGGTATTCCCTTTCCTTTGTTTTAGGCATCTCCAGTCCCTCCTACTTGTACTTCCGGCTCTGGTATTGGATCGTTTCCGCCCTCATCGTCCGGGTTATCATGGAGCTTATCAATTTGGCTGTATTCCTTGCGTATATAGAATTTGTCCCCGTCCTCAACGTGGGGCAAGTTCCACATATCCATTATCATGTTACGATTCATAAGCCCCCGGTCAAACATTTGTGTAGCCATTTGTAGCCGTGTCTTGTTGCTTGCATAATGTAAATGATTCATAGCGAAAACGATTTTATTATTAAATGCAAGTTCCCGGCTGGTAAATGTCATAGTTGACATTGCAAGGGATAGCTGGACGGCAAAAGGCTCTATTTTCCCTTGGTAAAATGCTTGCCATCCGTCCTCATCAAATTTATTTTGGAGTATGGCTTCATTCGATCCAAAATAATTAAATACGTTTTCTTGTATCTGCTTCATTTGCGCCGGAAGCACGTTTAGCGGCTTGCTGTCTATGGGGTTTACGTCCTCAAACTTGGCATCGTAAACCACAATTTACGTCCTCAAACTTGGCATCGTAAACCACAACCCCGTCTTGGTTCTCTACGCTCAAATTTGCCGCCGTGAATTTTTCTCGCGCTTCGTCTATGTCCTTTTGCTTAACTGCATGGCCGATCTTGGCAAGGAAGCGGATCGCGGCGGAATTTTTTAAGCCGTTTACAATGCCTTGGTTTTGGGCGTGTATGACTTGCATAGTTGGCCGCAAAGCTGAATTATCCGATCCAAAAAAATCATCCTTGTATTGGAATTGTGTTAATACCCCCACTTTTTCAAGCTCAATAGCCGCCCGCTTCCCGCTGTTAAAGGTGTAGCGCAAGTAGGCAACGCCGCCCACGTCTATAACCTCACAATTCGCTGGTAGCAAAGGGTAATACCCCGTTATTGCGCCGTAATCGTCCTCAATCGGTACAATAAAGGCGTTATTATTTACCTCCAAGATGGTAGCAATGCGGTAAATAAATTGATTTGTATTCATAAAGGGGTTTGGGCGGTATTGTAGAGTGTTTTGCAAATTGCTGTAAGCCGATCCCTTTATTTCCGGCTTTAGCTTACTGCAAGCGGTAGCAAAGCGGTTAATTACCCCCCGTGTTAGCTCCATTTCGTAAAGCCCGCCCTCAAAGGTCGTATATACTGGAGAATAGGCGGTAAACGCTTGGAAAAAGTTTTGTACTTCCGCTTCTACTTCCCGCTTAACCCTGTTTCCAAAAATGGCATCGAATAAGCCCACGCCTTAACCCCCCCTTCCTAGTCCTCATTTTTTAGATAGTCCCCTATTTCTGCGTAGTGTTTCATTCGGACGGTCATAGCGTCTATAACAGATACAAATCCGTCTATCCGCGCCCGTTGTTCAATTTTAACCGGGCGTATGCGGCGCGTTTCCGCATTTTGTTTTAAGGCCACGTTAAGGAAGTGCGCCCGCAAAAGATTATTGCCGGGTATAAGAAGGTTTCCGTCTTTTATAATCCCTTCAAATTCCCTTATAATGGGCGTTAAATTTTCCCCTTGGTGTACATCGTCCATGCGGAAGCCGTGATCCTCCATATCGTCTACAAGGTATTGTGCGCTGTAGCGGTCATAGCCTACTTTCAAGATATACATGTCGTAATTTTCCCGCAAGGCTATAAACCATTGCAAAACGTCTTTGTAGTTTACATAGTTCTCCCCGCTCAAAGTGACAATGCCCTTTTTAACAAATATGTCATAGGTTACTTTGTCTACCTGTTGCCCCCGCTCCAGCCTGTTAGCTGGTAAGAAGAATTGACAAAAGCTGTATAGCTTTCTGCCGCGCTCAATAAGGATACTTGCGGCGGTGAGGTCTACCGTTTGGCTTAAATCAATGCCGCCCACGGCATAACAGCCCCGGAAGTCCTCTAGCGTTAGCCCTTCAATGCTTGCCCGCTCCACGTCCGCCCGGTCTAGCCATGCCGTTGCGCTGTTTTGCTTAATGTTGCAATATTTTGTTAAAAATTCCGCCTTTTTTGATAGGCTGTTTTTAGCTATTATGATTTCTTCCCGGTAAAATTCTTCTGATACTGATACCCCTATGTTTGGGTTAGACTTTTTAAGGGCTTCCAAGCTATGCCAGTTATCCCCTACATCGTCCTCGTCAATCATATACAGCAAAGGAAGTAGCCGCCGCTCCGGGCTAGTTCCCTTTAGAAATGCTGTTGAGCGCGTGTAAAGCTCGTCAAATATACCATCGTCCTCATATCCAGCCGTGGAAATGTTCAAGATAAAAGGTTGCCGCCGCGCTCCCAGTGCGGACTTCATAACCTCATACTGTTTAAGCCCACTTTCCCCCGCCCAGCTTGCTATCTCGTCATTAACAACTAAGTGAGGGTTATACCCGTCTGATTTCTTAGAAGTAAATGGCAAAGGCTCTATACTTGTGTTAGTTTCGGACACGTATATATCACTACGCCGCTTATGCGACATATCCAGTAGTACCTTTTTCTTTTCCAGCATTTTGTAAAAATTATCAAACACTATCCGCGCTTGGCCTAATTTTGGAGCTAGACAATAGATTTTTGCGCCGTGTTCCCCGTCCATGTATGCCATATATGCGATAATTGCGCTTGCAAAAAGGCTTTTACCATTTTTACGGGCTACTATTATGAAAACTTCCCGGAATACCCGTATACCGTCCTCGTCTACAATGCCAAAAATAGCAGACACGGCGGACTTTTGCCAAATCTCCAGCTTTAAGAGGTCATCGCGCCCCTCGCAATGGTGGCAAAAGTTCTCTATAAACTCTATGGCTAATTCCACTTGCATAGCGTCAAATCGGTATACGTCATTTTCCAGCCCGGTAACAATAATTTCATAAATGGCCTTGATCCACTTGCCCGCTGTGATTTCCCCGGCCTGTATTTTCGCGTGATACTCGTAAATGTAGTTATTTGCCATACTTTTTCCTCAAAGCCGCAAGCTCATTATTAGCATCGGCCATAGGCGGGCAAAGATCGGCCAACTGCTTAATAATGGTGGTTTGGTTGCGGGTCATTTGTATGTGTAATTCCGCTTCCGCGCTCTGTTTTATGCCGTACTGGTTTGCGCCGTTCTTATATTCGTGCGTGTACCCGTCCTGGTTAATAATTTCCTGTAACTCGTCAAGGCTCACAGCGTTAAACGCCGCTATTTTTATGAGGGACTGGACTGTAGCAAGTTTATTTTTATCTAAGGTTTTGAAAACTTTACCAAGTCGGGTTATCTCACGCTTAATTTTTTCTTCTTTGGTGTACTCCTTTTTTATCGCCATAAGTCCGCCCTCCTTTTCAAAAAATTACAGCCCTCCGGCTGTCGAATTGTGCCGCCCGCCGCTTCCATTTTTTGACGGCTGGCCGGGTACACCACACCCCCATGCGCGTATGGCAGTCAAAAATTATACTTTCGGCTCGGTGCTGGAGCGTCACACGCCGCCGCGAAAATGGGGGGCGTACTCGATCTCCCCGTCCTCGGTGAAGGTGTAGCCCAAGTCCGGCGCATTCCCGCCGTGGTGTTCCCGGTTGTGGCAATCTTGGCAAAGGGCTTCCAAGTTGGCAATGGCAAGGGCAACACTAGGGTCATTTATATTATCCGGCGTGAGGTGTATTTTATGGTGTATAACCTTGGCTACACCCCCGCAACGCTCACATATTCCCTGTTGTGATTTTTTATAATTTTCCCTGCAAACTCTCCAAGATTTGCTATAATAAAAATCTTCCGCCCAACTTTTCATTGCTCTACATTTTCTTCCGTTTGCTCAATCGGCTTGCCAAAGTGTAGGACTTCGATCCCGGTGTTTAAGTGGTAATCTACCGCCATGCCGTCAAAGGCCGCTTGCGCTTTTTCCGCTTGAATTGTTATAGAAAAAGTCTTTTTGCCCTCTAAAAGCCCTTGTATTTGGTCAAAAAAGGCGTTAAAAGCAAGGTCTTGTTTGTCGTTTGTTGTGTTAATGTGAAAATCGCTATCACGGCGGGATATGTCCATCGTGGTGTATTCCATAAAGGGAAGCTCCCCGCCCGGTAGGTGCAATAAAAGCGTTATACCCATGTTTATTACCTCCGATTCCCAAAATATAGAAGCCCTGCGGCGTGGTGGCCGCAAGGCGTGGTAGTTGTTTACGCAAAACTCCATAATAGCATTATAGCACATGAGGAAACTAACTTACTTAACACTTTTACCCCTTTGCTTGCAAATTCTCTAAATATCGTTTCAGAGCCATTAAAGCCGTTGTTTCGCTTGCGTGGCCATACACCCGCTTAGATACCGTTTTCCACTTCAAGCCCTGTACAAAGCGATATTCTATTATCTGGCGCATATCAGAGCGGCGCACGGTTTTGATAAAATCGTCTATTTCCGCTATTTTGTCTATACAACGGCTCAAACGATCCTCTAGCCCCCGTTTCCGCTTTGTGTATGTTGCGGCGTACTTCTGACTAAGCCCCTGTATGACTATGATCCGCTCTTGATACGGCGCATCATGGCTAGAGCCTTTAACGGTGTCAAAAACAAGGGCATTTTGATTATTAAGTAGCCTGTTAAGGCTCTCGTTAATCTGGATAACCTCATTTTTAAGCCATCTGTATTCCTCTAGGTCTTTCATGTCCATAATGTGCCCCTCCATGCCTATTTTTTCCACTTAACACAAACCTACTTCTTTCTTAAACACTAGAGCCGCCCCCTGTGTGCGCCCGCTTATTCCATCTGGATATGGCCGCTTGTAGGTTTGGTGCGTCACCCATTTGCACCCCGCAAGCTCCATTTGTACACTCATAACGGTAATTTGTTGTGTAGTTCACTAGCACTATCTCTGTGCAACCACAAAACGGGCAGGGGAAGTAGCGGCGGCTCTGTTTGGGTCGGCTCGGCTTCCCGCCGCCCTGTAAATCGGCTAGAGTTTCCTTTTGCTTATCCTCTGCAAGCCGTGAAAGCTCGTAAGCTGTAGTAGTGTTTATGGCTCCCTTCATGCCTAGAGTGGCTTTAGCTGTTTTCAAGATAATTCCCCCTTACTCTTTTTTTCCTTTGCTTCTTTAATAACGTCTGGTTCTATATCCCGCCGCCATTCCTCATAAGTTGGATGGTCGTGGTCATTTTCCTTAACTAAATCGTCAATGAAGCAGTTATAACGCTCTCGGCTTAGTTCCCGCTCTATCCACGTTTCTACCGTGTCCGGCTCGGTGCTGGCCGCCGCTCCCCCAATGAAGCGGATCGGTATTCTATGATCGCTGGCCGCTTCAATTTCCCGCTTCATGCCCTCGGTTATGGTGTCACCAAATACCCAAAGGATATCGCAACGCTTAACCATTTCAGAGCTAATAATTAAAGCTGTTTCCCGCTCGGCCTGTTTGTTATCGTTTAAAACGCCGTTAAGTGCTGTATGCGGCGCATATGGTATAAAGCCGCTCTCTAACGCCATCTTGCAATACTTTTTAGCTTTTTTGATATTTACCGCCGTGTCACCCTTGAACGGCGAACAAATAAAAACTACTATTTTGCCGTCAAGAAATTCGTGAGCGTGAGGATCGGCCATTAGTCATCGCCCCCTTCCTGTTTACCTATTTCCTCTATTGACATTTGCGCCCGTTTCGGCTCTGTCAGTATAAAACGCTCATCATCTTGCTTTAGCTCTAAATCTTCCATGTAAGAGCCTTTAGCTTCTGCCCGCTTCTTTAGCGTCAAAGTAACCTTGTGTTCTATAACAGGCTTTAAGTAGTGATGTGCTTCGTTTTTTGCTTTGCCGTTTTCGTCAACCCCTGCGGCGTAAACCTCTACGCCGTTTTCAAATTCAATGCTAATCTTTGCGCCGATTTCCCCGCCGCTAAATCTCTTAGCGTGAATTTCCGTAAGGCAAGAAAGTATAGCTTTGTTTAGATTTTCTCTAAACTCCGCAAAGATTTCACTTTGTAAATTTACCTCAATAGTGTTTTTCATGGCTGTGTATTTCCCCCTTCAAGATATTTTGTTAATACTTGCGCCGCCGCTTCCCATCCGTGGCATATGGTGGTTAAATAGCCGTTTTCCGCAAGAGCCTTTGCCACTTCCCTTGATAATCTGTGGGCTTGTTTTTGCCCGCTTTCATTTCGATATAAAGCCCGTAGTAGCCGCCCCGTGCAACGGGTAAGCATAAATCTGGTACGCCCGCTTTAACACCCTCGGCCTTTAGCCGCTTTGCCGTGGTTGCGTATCTGTGGCCGCCGTTCGGTATGTGGTAAAGTAGCTCTAGCTCTGGGTATCGCTTTAGCTGATAGCTCACCCATTGAAAGAGGGCTATTTGTTCGTTGCTCTCACTCGGCGGCATCAACTTGTTTTTGCTCATTCTCTCACCCGCTCCATTCTGTTATATTTGTTTCGGCGGCGGGCTTCTTTTTCTGCGTCTGCCCGCTTCCTGTATAGCTCGGCTGGGTCTATGTTGTTATAACTGTGCGTTAAGCCATCGCCTAGCTCCCAAACTGTCATAAGCTCCCCCTTGCTATTCCTGTCTACTACCAAAACGGGAATGATGCAGAAGGTTTCCCAAAAGTCTGTAACGTACCAGAAGCGGCGGCCTATCATTGCTTTAGCCTGTAGCTGTCTAGTCGTTTCGTCCATCCGCTCAATAAGCAGGGCGGGCAATGCCTTTATAATCTCTGCTAAAATTTCAAAAAATAGCTTCACGCTCTCACCCCTTAAATTTCAAATAAACTTAATTGCCCGCTTGTGTCTTTGCGTTTTGGCGGCTCTGGTGCTGGTATATTGGTTTCTGGTGCTTCATTTCCCCAACAATCCCATCCCGCCGCCCCCTCACGGGCAAAAAGTTCTATCCGTGGTATATCACCCATAAGCTCTATGATTTTCTCACGCGCAAGCGGCGGCTTTGCGCTGTGGCGCATTACTGGATGCTCTATAATCTGGCTTATGCTCTGGCTCTGTACATATCTGCAAGGCTTGCCCTTAATGGCTATTAAGCATGGCTCTGTATTTCCTCTAGTCCAGCGGCCTAGCCCGAAAAAGTAGCCCTTGCCGCCCCGATTGAGTTTAAGCCATTGAAAGCCTATTGACTTGTACTTAAACCCCCACGCCGCTATAAGCGTCATGGCTTCTTGTAGCATCGGGTAAGTAGTCCAGAGGAAAAGCACGCAATCATCGGCGGTTATATCGGCCACGGGCAGGGCGCAAATATCCTTTATGCTCATGGTGCTGTAATGGTTTTCAGCCGCTCCCGCCGATCCTTTATCAGAGTAACGCCACG